TCTGGCAACTGCTCGTGAACCTTGACTACCAAATCTGTATATTTTTTCTTTTCGTCAATATCCATACTAATCAATTCTGACTCAGACAAAACTATCATCTTATTCAAGACCTCAAACATATACTGGCTGAGCAATTTTGCTTTAAGCCTATATTCAGGGTTGTATGTTTCCATCTTTTTTATACCCAACAATATATGTTCAGGTATATTCCCCTCTAGTATTAGTCTTGCTTCAGCATTTTTATCATAATAACTTCCGTATGTTATTTCTAATGCTTTTAGTACTCTGTCTTTTTTGCTGAGCTTGTAAATAGGAGATGTTCTATTTCCTAATAACCAACACAGTCTTACTTCTTTTGCCTTCATACCGGCAAATTCAGCCGTTTCAGCAAGTTCTGGATACTCTATTCTTAAGTCTCCTTGACTCTCTATGCCGAATAACCTTACTTCGACTTCTATATCTTCCATAATAACTATAAAGGGTAGGAGCCGAAACCCCTACCCGACAAATTTAGTGTTTTTTCAATTACACTGCAGGAGCACCAAGGTAGTTTGCTACAGGGGTAGCAGCACCACTAAGGATATTCGTAAGCAACGTGATTGCAGTAGTATCAGTTGAATCAATATACGCAAGGCAAATTGATGGCTTAACAACTTCATTACCAGTAACTGCATTGTGACGAATAAACTTACGGTATCGGATGATGAATCGGCTGTAAGAAGCTGAAGTAAGCAATGTTGAATTGATGTACTGAGACACCTCATCACGATATCATCAACTGTTGGAGCAGCTACAGGAGCTGGAGCAAAAGAAACTGTGTAAGTACGAGCCTGATAGATCGCACCAGTTTCCTGACCTCCACCAAAGAAGTTCTGCACATAAGGAGCAGAAATTGTAATAGAGTAAGAAGCGCCAGCAGCAAGTGGAGTAGATGTCAATACAACATTAACCACATTTGCCGTACCTGCTGCAGCAGCAGCGTAAGAATAAGAAGTAATGTCGCTCATTTTAACAACAAGGGCAACATCACCAGCCTCATCCTTTACAGTGAGAACTCCATTAGCAAGAACTGTGTCACCAGCTACAGGAGTGTCAAGATGCAACGCCATATCAGCGTTGATTTTTGGAAGTTTATACAATGTAGGCATTGTAAATAAGTTTTATACACCGATGTTTCCATCTGTGTTGGTTAAAAATAATAACCGTGCACCGTGCATAGTCAGTGCAAAAATATAAATAATTTTTAACTCTTTTTTTTCGCAAATTTTTGATTTTATGTAAAGATTCATATATTTGCCTTATCGTAGTGCAGACGATGTGGAAAACGAAATTTAGGTAGGTAGTTCATATTTTGAAGTCAAACCTTGCCGGATAGTTTAGGTAGGTAGTTCATATTTTGAAGTCAAACCTTGCCGGATAGAGCTGCACTCTCTTGAAGGCAGGGTTTTTTATTTTAAGAAAAATGGAAACTTTTAGAGTAGTATGTATCAATGATAAGGCAAAGCCAAAAGAATTTCCATCTCACTTATGGATCAAAAAAGGAGAGGTCTACACGGTGTCAGATGCAAAATATCTAGCGAGACAGCATATGTCAATAGGATACAAGCTATATGAGATTGAGATACCTGAAGATTCTCCATATCAGTTTTTCTTAGCCAATAGATTTCGTCCATATGATGATGAAGATGCAGAAGCGGAAGAAGCAGTAAGAGAACTATTGGAACAAGCCTATATCACAGAGTATGCATAGTCAATTTGAAATATTCTTAGAACTAAATAAGTTCAATGGCATAGTGTTCAATGACGCAGATCATTCATACACATATAACGGAAAGCCTTGCGTATCTGTAACATCTCTTATCTCAAAGTTTAAGAAGCCTTTTGAAACAGAAAAAAGAGCAACCGGTTACGCAAAGAAACACGGACTAGAGGTCGAAGATGTTATTGCAAATTGGGACTTATCAGGAAAAAAAGCTACGCATAAGGGGTCTGAAGCGCATAAATATGCAGAATACAAATTCTTTAACAAACATTATGATGTTGATATCTTTTCTGGAGCTTTGCCTATTTGCAGGAAGATAGATAAGTTTTATGATGATATGAAGGATAAGTTGATACCGGTAAGAGCCGAGCTTGTCATTGGTGATAAGGAAATGCTTGTGTGCGGAATGCTTGACAAATTATTCTACAACACAGAATCTGAGAAGCTTGAGATATGGGACTACAAGACAAGCAAGAAGATAAGAAGGAGGAGTGAGTATGGCAATAGAATGGTCAATGGCCTATCTCATCTATCTGAATGCGAGTTCAACACGTACTCGTTACAAACAACCATATATCGAAAAATTATTGAAAGGAATACGTCACTTTTACTGGGAGATTCCTATGTTTGTTGGGTGAATGATGAGAACGAATCATATGAGATCATAAAGATGGATTATATGGAGCGAGAATTTGATATAATCTACAACACTATTGCTGCTTAGTGAGCACATCATCAAAATATTCACCAAATAAGCTAAAGCAAGTCATCAATGATGGCACTCAGCATTTCATCCTTAAGTGTTACATATCTGCGGCATTTGATTACGACAGAAAGAAATCTGAATACTACTTGTACTGGTACAATAGAAATGCAGGTATAGATCTTGATACACTAAGATATCGGTGTCTATCAAATAAAAAGATGGGCAAGAATGAGATAAAATATTTCAGCTCCATAATCAATGACTACAGAGCTGAAGTGGATTCCGAAGACGGAACGGTTTGGGTAAACAAATCTATAGGATTCAACAAATCAAATGTGATCATTACACAAATGATATTGTGGTCATAGATCAGTTTGCTAAATGAGTATTTATTGAATCAACAATAAAATCCTTAATCTCTTGTTCGCTGTCAGATTTAATAATCACCATTGGGAGCTTACCAGACCCTTCTTCTTCTCCTTCTTTGTATTTAAACGAAACAGTGAGTCTTCTTCCTGATATTGACGTAAGAGATTTGAACATAAAATGCTTTCTGTCATATTCCTTCTCTATATTAAATACAGTCTTTGTATCAGAATGACCTATTCCATATATTTTAATGGAATTCTCTATTAGTTCTTTTGCCATAATTATTTTTTTTTAAGCATCAATATCACTGTAGTTAATAACGTCTGTATTATCAACAAAGCTCAAACGCAATGAATTATCATTTCTTTTGAATATGTCACAGTTGTAATTTCCATATACGTGAGTTGCAGTAAGAAAATCAATACCAGATACATAATTTGCTTTTATGTTGTTGAGCTGAAAATAATCATTAGTTTTATTTACACTAAAAGAATCAGCTACTACATTATCGTAGAAATACTCGCCTATTGTATTTTCCGTAAATCTATTACCAATAGTATTTCCCCTTTCTGCAGATCCACCAAAACCAAACCCATCACGTATTAAATTGTTCGTAAAATAATTCCTGATACTGTTTGATTGAAAATCATTCTGTATCCTATTTGACGCAAAAGCATATCCGATAAAATTTCCCTTGAAATTCATCCCTATGGTATTATTATTAAATCCGTTCTCTATAGTATTTAATTCAAAATTATTAAATATAGAGTTACTACTCATAGAAACAATATTGTTATACTGAATATCTCCAACAATTCTATTAGATGATAATTGATCAATATTATTGTATTGAAAAGAACCTGTAATTACATTTACTTCAAATGTCTTTAAAACACGACTATTACCTATTATTCTTACGGTATTATAATTGCAAGACCCTACTTCTGAGTTAATAAAATTAAGTATAATGTTACCATATGCATAAGATTTTACGTTTATATTAATCGCATCTACTATGGTATTATTGAAAAAACCATTTGCTATTTTAGCAGAATTACAACCAAGACTAAATATAGTATTTTCTGCCGATCCTAATCCGCCATACATATATGGAGCTCCGATTCCTTCCCAATATATGTCATAAAAATTATCATCATTACCAAGGCAAGGAAAATCATTATAAACATCTGATGGAACATTAAATGCCCCAAGATAATTGTCTGTGATTTCTGTTCCAATGGCATAATAACCTATTTCTGACTCGACAATACTAATTGTAATTGCTATGTCGTCAGCCCCATCAACGCCACCTATACTGCTACCCGCTATAAGAACTGAATCTCCGCTTTGATAAAATCTACCCGGTGACACAACCCTTACATCTGTTACTACTCCAGCTACAATATCAACACTAAACATAGCTCCTTGACCTGTTCCGCTAACAAGATAGACAGGAATCGTTGCATAAAAGTTGTCTAAACCTCCAGCAGCTCCAGTTCCTGAATATGTCCAGCTAAATCCATTTTGATTTATGCATCCAAATATTTCAGTTTCGTAACGTCTATACTTCCTTCCTCTAAAGTCAAATGGAACTGATATACTTCTATGTGTATCTATCCTTCTTGTTATCCATCCGTAAGCATTGTCTATTTCGCGAATCGTATCTATATAAAGGCTATTCGACACATAATTATTGACATCTACTTGTGTTAAATCCAACAATAATACTCTTGTACCATTATTGACAATCTGAATTCTTGATGGATTTGGGTAATAACTGTAATCAGGACTAAGAATACTAGGGCTTACGTTAGCAAATGAGCCGTCCTGATCATAAGTGGTCATCCCATCATCGAACTGGCAATAAAAATAAAAGTACTGACCAAACAACACAGGATATCCAGTTGGCATATCAAAATATGCATTTGTTCCATCCCACTGCAAATCAAATCCAGAAACAATAGACGAATTGGGAAGTGTTATTCCATTATACACATCAATAGATAGGCCTAATTTATTTACCAAAGGATTAAAATTGATAATATCTTGCGGATACTGTTCAGAATATGCATTCTCAGCTATTCGATTTGTAGATATAGCCTGAACAATTAACATTTCCTCTGGCCCAGTATAGATGTCTATAGGATCATAGCTTGGGTGAATTCCAGATGTATTGTTATCTGCGTTCAGCCAACCATTAATAAAGTTTACTGACCTATAAGGAAATTTATACCAACTACCCGGAACTAGTTGTTCTTTTACAATGAGATTGTAAAGCTCTTGATGCGTGCTTAACGTGGTTACTGAAGTTGCATCTGCTAATTGAAGTAAGTCAAAATCAATTGCCTTTTCTTTGCTTGACCTTGTTGGTATTCTAGGAGATTGAAGATCCATATCTTTTATTTTTTTGTCAAATATACTCAAATAATTAATCCAATATTTTAACGATCTTGCCTGTAACCTTGTCTACTTTAGCAAGTTTCATCCTGTAATTTGTTTCCTTGCTCTGGATATACCTCGTTACAATCTTTGTTTCAGCAGATGCAGATTTTATGTTTTCGGGCTCATATTTTGCGTGTGATACAGCGTTTATGTATGCGAATGTTATAGCGAATATAGCATCATCGTAATCATACCTTGAATCCGCAGCCTGATATCTTGTCTGCCGGTGACTATTCTGAGACTTTAAATCTTTCTCAACAAATGTCTTTAACTGCTCCCATATCCAAGGCACATTGATTCTATCCCCATATGCATCAAGCATCTCTTCTGTTTTGGCAATAATCCTTGGAGCTGTGTTTGCCTTGTTGGATATACCAAACCATTTACCTCCGTGTGTATGGAAATAATCCGGAAGCTGTGTATTTGATGTAAACTTGCTCTTAAATCCGTGTACTTCCTGAAAGTCTACGTGCATATCGCCAATGTTGTTCTCCACGAGCTCCTTTACACCACCCTTTCTTTGTTGATCGTAGTATAGCGATTGCAACAATACCTGAAGATAGGTGAATTTGAACTTTCTATCCCTATGAAACACAACGGATGACACGGTGTTGGTATATGCATCCCATATAGCTGAACTCATCATAGAGTGGCCTGTCTCCGAGTTGATGGGGTCAGTGCCTTGATACCATCTATTCTTCCATACCTCTCCTTGTGGTGGATGGTGAACTACTATAGCTGTAGTTGATACATCTTCACGAGCCCCTGTTTCAACCCATTTTGCACCTATGATTTTGTACTCCGTAATAAGATCAGGGGTAGGCTGACTCATATCCATAATTGGCTCAAAGTAGCCATACTCTATAGGAACATCATTTCCGTATATTTCGTTTAGGCGTTTATTACAAGTGTGTATTGGAACAAGTGTCTTTGACTTACGAATGAACATATCGTCAATCGTTATTGGGTAGTGCTGGTGAAACTGAACTTTAGCCAGCTCTCCCTTTTTTGTTCCCTCTAGAGCCAAATAAGCCTTTCTTTCCTTTTGTATGTGCGCATCATTTACACCTCTACGAGCATAGGCATTCATAAATATGGGAATAACTCCATACTCAAAGTTCTTTTCTCTCCACTGCTTAAGGCACATCTTGAACTCAGACTCAAACACAGATCCTCCCTTATCCATTTCGCCTCCAGTTCCCCAAGCGATGAACTGCTGTTGCATTGTCATCTTTCCTGTTTCCGGGTTGTACTTGAATAATGCAGGACGACCTTCACGCATCATCTCACCAAATATCTCAAATAGACCAATCTCATCTACAAATACCTTTGAAGGTGATCCACCATTGATTGCATCTACAGATGGACTATCTACTTGGAATCGTGCTCCACCACCTTCTTCACGACCTTTACGATCTCCTTTCTTGTCGAAGTTCATTATCTGGTCAGTCCAGTTTTTAACTTCTTGGGCGATATGTCCGGGTATCTTTGTGTATGCCCACTTAACCTTATCACGGAAGATCTCAATGCCCTTATCCTTGGAGTGTGTAACAAACTTTATGAACATTGACTTGTTCAAGTTGACGCTTTTCATTCCTGCTAGGCACATCGTTGTGGTGAATCCAATCTGACGAGCCTTTCCGATCATCATTGAATATCCGCAGTCATATAAGAAGAGTAACACCTCTTGAGCTTCCCAAGCTTTATACTTGAGCATACCGCTTCCATCAGTGGCTTTATCTTCTTTTATGTATCCGTATTTGTTACAGAAGTAAAGTGTATTCGATCTGCACTTCTCTATCTCCTGAAGAAGCCAATCAAATTGATCCTCTTCGCTATCGAAGTCAAGGATATCGGTGGTATCATTTAGCCACCTTTCACACTCTTTGCGATAAAGATCAAAGGGGTCATACTTAATTTTGTTTTGCCATCCTGAGTTTATTGAGTCTATCCAATCGACAAATTCTTTTGGATATTTAAACTCTTCGTGTGTTGGCTTCCATCCTTTAGTTCGCCCCTTTGTAACTGTATCGTCTTGAAAAAAATCAAAACTCATAGTTTATTTTTCTACCGTTTTAATTATACGGTTTTCAACTTTTGCTGCTCTACGTAAAAGTCTGTTTGCTTTTTTGTCTCTACCTTCATCTACAGCTTTATTTCCTCTGTAGACAAGTTCAGACTCCTTTGCTTGTAGTCTCGCTAGCTTATTTCCTTTATCTTTTGAACTATATTTTTTTGCAGCTTTTGAAGCGTTCTTTATTGCTGTGGATAAGTTCATTTTTTTCATATCCTTTGACTTTTATAGAAACTTGCCTTATAAGTTTGCTCTACTCTTCAGTAGCTTTCCTAATTCTTTCACTACGTCTTTCAGTACTAGACAAAACGCTTTTTTTCATAAATACAGGCTTGTTTGTGCCTTTTGGTTTTTCCATATTTAATGCAGTTAATCTAGATAGATCAACAGCCGATCCTTTGTCTGCGTACTTTATGGTTTTTTCTTTTCCGCCAAAGCCTTTCTTTTTTGCGTAAGCGACATCAGTTTCGCCTTTCTTTATGGCTTTCTTCGCCTTCATTCTTGAGAACGGCCCTGTGAACACATTTCCTGATGCTCTAACTTCAGGAATGTCCTGTTCTTTCATTTTTTCTTTTTTCTTTTTTCCTTTGTCATCGCCGCCATACTTCTTGGCCGCCATTGCCGCTTTTTTAATTGCGCCAGATAAATTCATTTTTGCCATTATTGTTTGTTTTTACTGGTTATTAATTTTGACATTTACCCGGTGATGTGCAAACGCCCACAGATTTGTTTCTTGATGTCGGTCCAGAGGCATCTTGTATTGCTCTTCTCCTATCACGAACAGCCTTAATGCCTCCGCCAATATCCTCAAATGTCTCTTTGATGTTTTCACCAATATTTCTAAGGGTGCTTTTGACTTTGCGTCTTCTAGTGTCTCTTTTCTTTTCCTTTTCTACGTCACGAATAAATTTCGTGTCATTTTTTTGAAGCTGCTTATTCTTTGAGTCACCCTTCATTGCCTCGCCTATGGTCTGAGATTCTTTCTCTTTCATAATGCGCTTAATGTTTCTTTGGCTTTTAGCTTGCTTAATGTTTCTTTTAATCTTGTAAGCAGCTTGCTTTAGCTTTTTGCCAAGTCCCGGATCAGCTTGTAACATTTGCATCTTTTTTCTTTTTAGTTGTTGTTTTTTTTGTTGTTTCCTTCTTAGCCACTGGCTTTTTTGGAGTAGCTTTTTTCTTCTTCGGCTTTGCTTCTACCGGCTCAGTTTGAACCTGTGCGTAAGGAGTTCTGCTGTTAGCAATTCTTTCCTCACCTTCCTGCTTAGCCTTATCAAGTTTTTGTTTTAGTGTAAGCATAGTAGTTTAATTAATTCATACGTCTTCTTACGCCTCTCTCAAACTTCTTCATAAGTTTGCCAGCTCGTTTCATTTCCCCTTGCTCCTTAGCCTTTGTTGCTTTTGCATAAAGCTTTGACGATCTTCCAGCCTGTGCTCTTTCAACAGCCTTGTTCAATTTGTCCTTAATGGTCATAGCAGCGCCACTCATTTTCTCTGCTATTTTCTTGTCCATAGAATTTATCTTGTTGTATAGCTTTGACTTCTTTTTAGTCGGCTCCTCTCGCTTAACAAGCTCGGTTGGCCTTTGAGGAGTTTCAAGTTTTTTTGTTTTTAAAACAGGGATTGTCTTATTCCTATTTATTGCTTCTTGAATATAAGACTTATCAGGATATGGGCTCTCATCATTACGCCTTTTTTCTACTTTTCTTTCTAATCTTGGTTTTAACATAATATTCAGATTTAATATTCAGATTTAATATTCTTCTTCTTCGTCTTCTTCTTCGTTATAGCCTTCGCATTCGCATTCGTCTTCGCCCATTTTGCAGTATGGGCATTCATACTCATCTGCACCGAGCATTATCTTTATGATGACAGGTCTTTTCATTGCTAATTATTTATAGCACTTACACTTCATCTTGCCGCCATTTTTTGTACAGGGCATAGAG